ATCAGCTAGCCCCATGCCATATTTCTCCATGAGTTGCTTTTCAAATGCAAGTTGTGCAATGTTTTCTTCAAGGTCTGTCCCTGTCATTTCAGCCGCTTCACGTTCACGAGTGGAAACTCCATTCTCAATGCGAAGGGTACTACCATTCATATCCTTAACAGGGTCAAGGATGGACATCGTTGGTCCGAACCAATCAGCATTGCACCATGCTTTTCGAATTAATGGATCATCAAAGAAACCAGGCGCTTCAATTCGGCCGTTCGCTACTGCTTCCATTAACCATACCTCATAGATTGGTTGGCAGAAGTCACGAGCGAACCACTTGCGACGTAGTTTATATTCTTCCCAAGCCTGTAACATTGCTGCACGGCTTGCAGAATACGAAGAGTTAAAGTTCTTCATCAATACTTCGTAAGGCTGGTTAAGTGCAGCACCTACTTGTTTGATGAGTTGGGTACTAAATACTTCAAAAGTAGATTGAGCATTGGAAGCATCAACACTTTTTACATCCACACCTTTAGGTAAGGCATTTAATGTGCCAGGTCCTAAATTGTATTCTGATACATCGACTACTGGTTCCGTTGGATCATCAACACCATTGTCGACCAACATATCATTTAATGAACCTGAATTAGTCACGGCTTCCGTAAAGAATAACGCAAAATACGATTTAATAATAGCCGATGTAAGCTCTGCATTTGTATATCGATACACTTGCTTTAGCGTTTCAATAACTGGAGCCAAATAAGGAACTCCTCTATACTGCTCTGGTCTAGTATCATTACTAATTTGCAGTACATTCGGAATGCTTGTACGCTTGCCGTATGCTTCAACCCTTGCCCATGTCGTTAACACGCTTGTAATTGGTTCGCCAGGTACTTGATTAGATACCCAGTAGGCTACAATAGCACCGTCAGTATCGATTTCTACACCATTCAATATGCGGTTCCCATTATCTTGGTTAAGCGCTTCAACGCCAGTTGGGTCGCCTGTAACATATGTGGAATCAGTAAGCGGATTACTTACACGATTACCTTCAATTAATTGAAGGCGCAACGTATACGGCATATCTGGTGTTGTCGGCTTACGTCTAAATACCGCAAAACTATCACCATCTGTGAGATATCCTTGATATGCTATGCTTTGCATGTCATATAAATTGTTCTTACGGTAGATATCACAGTCTTTTGATTCGGCCCATAAATCAAACTCAGCACGAACCTTACGAGCCCATGCTCTAGCCTCCTCTGCACTGATTCCCAAGATTTGAAACTTAGGTCTAGGGAACACGTTGAGGCCTGCGCCAACTGTATGAGTAGTGCTTGTGTTGATTGCAGCCGTGCCAACTGGTGTATTGATAGCTAAATCTGCGGATCTATCACGCAAAGTCGATAAATTCGCACCAATATCCGTCTTATAGCCCAATTTTCTAGGGTTATATCCCTTCAATGATTTGTTATTGTGAGAAGCTCCGCCCTCACTATATCCGCTATTTTTAGCCCTCGGAGTGCCTATTTTAGCGCTAAACTTCTTGTTTTTTCTCGCCATTTTAGCCTCCTAATCTCTAAAAACTACCCGTTTCGACCTGTTTCCACGACCATTATCGGTATCCATACCGGGTAATTTGGCGCCTCTTGCCACTAAATCATCAATCATTTTTCTTACTTCAGCCAAATTTGCCCTTGTAAGAGTACGATTTCCGATTGTATAGCTTTGCCCGGTCAATATTGCCTCCTCAGCTTTGACGTACCATTCTAATCGCACGTCAATTAGCCTTGGCTTTCTTGAATAACTAGTTGCCATACATCCTCCTAAATATCTGCCGCTTTACTAGCTCTACGAACACGATTCCGCATTGGTTTCTTCCGTGGAGCAGTTACTGTTGTAGCGGAATAGCCTCCACCTTTAACTACTTCCGCCAATCTATCCC